TTCGGGCAGTGCAAGATCGTCGACGAGAAGCTCTTAGGCCGTGCCAAAGGCGCCTTCTTGCAACAATACTTTGTATGTATGAACCGCGACTTCGGCGAGTGGATGCCGCGCCCAGGCGCATTGCAGTTAGTCATGGAGCGCATCAAGCCTGCGACGTATTTGCTGGAGCCGGGCGACTACAAGGACAAGCTGCCGCCCTGCCACGTCGTTGAGCTGCGGTGTGACTTAGACGACCGCGCACCGTACGAGAAGATGAAGAAGGACTTTGTGGTGCAGTTTCCGAGTGCCGAGATATTAGCGGCAAACGCTGCAGCGGTCACCAGCAAGCTCCAGCAGATGGCTTCTGGCTTTGCGTACGACAGCCAGCGCACCGCATCTGCCGTGCCAGGTAAGTTTACCTCGAGCAAGACGGCGGTCTGGTTTAGCAGTCACAAGTTTGATCGGTTGGATGAACTACTACAGGAGAACCAACGTGCGAACACCTTATTGGTCTATCAGTTTCAGGAAGAGTTGGCAGAGATTAAGCGTCGCTATCCGCAGGTTCAGACGCTGGATGACGTTGACGCGGCGGCGCGTTGGAATAATGGGTTGGTCGAGCTTATGGCCATTCACCCGAAAAGCGCGGGACACGGACTCAACCTACAGCACGGAGGAAGCTGCATTGCTTTTATATCCCTACCGTGGTCCCTTGAGCTGTACGAGCAGACCGTCGGACGTCTGCATCGTTCCGGGCAATTGCGAGAGGTATGGGTGTATATCCTTATGGCACAGAAAACGGTCGACGAGAAAATCTGGGCCGCCCTGCACGATAAACGAGCAATCTCAGACATAGCGATGGAGGCGTTGAAATGAAAAAGCTACTCTTACTACTACTGGCAGCGCCCGTTGCCGCCGAACCTGGATACCTGACCTACACCAACGACATTAGTGTCCAGACCGTGTTAACGCAAGACCGCGTTGACGCCTGCCGGGGCCGGTTGCTGATGTTCGACATCGACGGTCGCCAGCGTGCCTACTACGGCTGCTGGTCGTCCGCGCAAGGGTTTGCGCACATCGAGATGGCCGACGGCAGCCAGCGCATCATGCCGTTAACACAATTTACTCGATCAACTTTAACCGCAGCACAACCTAAAATGGAGCCAATACGATGACTGACTTTACTAAATACGAAACACAGCGCGAGATTCTGATCGACTATCTGCACGTCATGATCGCCCGCAGCGACTGGCATGGCGTGTCGGACGTCGCCAACGACCTGCGCGAACTGGAGGCCGAACAACGTGAAAAGAATTGATTACTGGAAAGCCCAACTCAAGGCCGCGCAGACCGAAGAGCGCCAGGTTACTAGGCAGTACAACCAAATGGCGCGCGCTTGGATGCGTGCAGTTGACAAGGTAGTGGAAATTGAACAAAAGGTTGAAGATGAAAAAACTAAGCTGGCGCAGTCTAAATGACAAACTGCCCACCCTGACCGAGGAGGAGGTGTTCGCGCTGTTGACGCATGAGTCCATGACCGAGCGCCGCAGCTCGATCCTGCAGCGCCTGCACCAGCGGTACTGCGCCCTGCGTGACGCACGGGAGCGGATCGAGATCATGGCCAAGGCGGTACGACCATGAAATGTATGCAGTGCAGTGAACGCACCTACGTCGTCAACGTCATCAAGATGGCCGGTGGCCTGCGACGCCAGCGCAAGTGCAAGGCGTGCGGAGCAGGCGCCTACACCGCCGAGGTGTGGCTAAAAGCAACGGCCAACGGCGCAGAACCTGTTTATACTAAGGAAGAGGCAGCGTTAATAAAAAAGAAAGCAGTCAACGCGCGCCGTGCAAATGAAGATAGGAGGAAAGACGATGCTTCGTGATGGTTACTTTATCAAGGAAGACCCGCCTAAAATCGGTTCGCATTACACGCCGCAGTTTTATCAGAAGCCTGCGACGCCCGAAGAGCGGTTCGTGCAAGACGTGATGCTAGGCATCCAGCCGTACCAAGAGTCGCCGGTGACCAAACTGCTTGGGAGGCTGCTACGGATATGAAAGACCTTGTGGTGGTGTACTACGCGGCCATCGCGGTGGCCACGTTTACTTTTCTTGCCATCGGCTTGCCCGAACCCAAGGGGCCGACACCGGCTGAATGCACGACGAAGGACACGACAGTCTGGATGACGACGCGTGACCGCGTCATTTGCCAGCAGTTGCGCCGCCGCCTAGTTTGAGGCGGACGGCGTCGTACTGGGCATAACATTGTTTCAACGCGATGAGGACTTCGTCGGCTTCTCTGGCGAGTCCGACAACCACTTCGCTATCCTGTCGGTAAAGCTCTCTTGGGGTACAACCGCCTGATCCAGCACCGGCGGCATTGCGCACGGCACCGACTTCGGTGGTGGGCCGCTCCGGCCTGTTGCGCAGGCTGTTAGTAAGGGCAGTATTGCGAGCAGCCAGCTCACGTTTCTCACGATCGGCCTCCTGTCTTAGTTGGTCGGCGCCCAACTGCAGCGCCTGCTGTTTCTCAATCGACTCCCGCAGCGCCTGATTGTGCGCCTCCTGCTGCTGGATGCGCTCGGCATCCCAGGCTGCCTGCACCTTTGCCTGACCGTCACCGCGCCCCTTGACGTAGCCAGCGCCGCCTGCAGCGCCCACGGCCAACACGGCGGCTAGAATCAACCACGGGTTCACTTAGGCTCCATGAAGTAAAGCGCGATCTCGTCGTTGCGTCGCTTGATCAAGCCCGGCAACACCTTGCCGCCGCCTTTGGTGAACTTCAGAAACTCTTCCTTGACGCCTTGGAAGTCGCCTCGGTTGTGCTTCTGGCGCAGGGTCGAGCGTTGCAGGGTGCCTAGCCCAACATTGAACGCAAAGCTGACCAACGCTCCCAAGCGATTATCGTTAAGATGGTCAGGGCAGTAGCGAAGAACGCCAGTGACAAAACGCTGTAGGTCTTTCGCAAGGATCGAATCAACTTCTTCTTTGCTAAATACACGGAAGTCCTCTATCTTTAGTGCGAACTTGTCGCGCTGATCGACGGGCAGTTTACCCTGCTCGGGGTACAGCACATGGCCTACCCCGATCGTCCACAACTTCGCCGGGCACTTGTAAGGCTTGTATCGAACACCCTCATGGTGTTTGATCATCGCAATCGTTGCCTCGGGCAGCTTCATTTACCTGCCTTGCTGTTGCCACGGCTGCCGAACCACATAGCGATGATGGTGCCCAGTAGCGCCATCTCGTCGGCGTCAAAGACGATCTCCATGATCTGGATGAACTCGCCGATCGACGTGACCTTGTCGCCGTGGACGAATATCCAGAGCATGGTCAGCAAGTTGATCAGCACCAGCTCGAACACGAAGATGAAGGTAACGAACGGACGCGTGGCTGCGGTCATGTCCTTGACCCACTGGGAGGACGACTCGAGCATCTTCTCTTGGTTGCTGTAGATCGCGGCGGTCTGCGCCATGTACTGCTGGTGATCCTGCTCGTCGTTCTCGCGCACCTCTTCGGTCTTATCCGAAGGCGAGTAACCCTTTTCGGTTAACGCGAGCTGTTGACGCATCTGCATGTGCAGGATGTCTAGTTCGTGCTTCTTGTCCGCACGGTCTTGCAGGATGTCGAACAGGCGGGGGAACAACGCGACGATGTAGCCGCCGATGGTTGAGATGAGTGTTAGCATGGTCTACCTTCCGTAAAGTCGTTCTTCCTGTATTTCACGCCGCAGTTGTTTCATCTTTTTGACTTCGGTCATCGCCGCCTGGGTGGCGTAGTACATGTCGTAATACATGAACGCTAATACGGGCATGACGACGAAGAAGGTCAGCAGCACCGCCATGACGGTAATCAGTAAGCCCCAAGGGACGTCTTCATTGTCGCGCTTCTTGTCGTTAGCCACATCAGACCCACCGCCCACAGCACTACGAAAACGACTGCTGAAATCCAAGTTGCTTTGGCTCTTAGTTCCGCTATTTTTCTTCTGCGTCGCCATCTCGCCATCTGAATCAGTTTAAGCTCTTCTGCGTGCGCCGCTTCTTGCTCGGCAACGATCGTCTGCCACATTTCTTCGAACTTACCCCACAGTCCAGATAATTCCGGTGGGCTACGGTACACCATCGTTTCGCGTATCTCGGTCAGCATGGCGTCTAAGCGTGTCGTGATGATGATACGCCGCAGCGCCCGACGACCGATGCTCTCCTCGCCCTTGTACACCTTCTTGCCTGCCACCTGCTCAGCCAACAGCGCCTTACTTAGCGCGTCGTAGCTGTCCATCAGTTTGCCGAGCTGCTCGCCGATTTCGGTGTATACGTCGTTCGGGTCAGCCTTGGCGATCTCCTGGACGCGCTGCACCTCGGCGTTGTACTTCTGCTTCTGCTCAACTGTCGGATTACCGTTCGTTACCTTATCGAACTGCGCACGCAAATCCTTCAGTACGTCGGACACCTCGCCGCTGGCATTCTTGATGTCCTTGTACAGCTCGCAGCCTTTTTTGACTGCGGCGACTGCAGCATTAGCCGCCGCCAGTAAGGTTAGCGGATCCACCTCACTTGTCTTGCTTGGCCTCTAGCCGATCAAAAATCTTGCCCAGCATTTCTTTTACTTCGCGCATGTCGTCGCGGTAGTCCTCACGGCTGACATAAACGTGCGGCATAGCGCGCACGTCTACGTCCAGCCGGTCAATCGACTTGTGGATGTTGTTCAATATCCAGCCGCCAAAAAATCCGGCAATCGCAACTGCGATATTGAAAAGCACTTGCGAGTCCACTAATCATCTCCTTAATTCGTTTCGGTTTTCTGGCGCTAAAAGATTTACCGTAGCACCTCTAGCTTCTTTAGGTATCACGGCCCATTCTTGCGGATTGTTCAGCGCACGCAAGACCGTGCTGCGCTCCACAGCCGGCAGCGTATCTAACAGCCTAGCCATATCTTGGCCAGACTTGGACGCTTCCGTCAACTTGTTCATGACGTTCTTGCCGAGCTTTTTCTCTAGCGCATCTAACGCCGTATTGGTTGCAGTGGCCGTACGGCTAAACGCAAAATTCGGCAACCTAAATCTTGACTGATTGGCTTCTAGCAGCTCACGCAACGCGTCGCG